ATGTACGAGCCACCTTGCCCTTGAAACTCATCCATTACTGTAAATCGGGTGGCTTATCAGACTTTAGGACGACAAACTCGCAACACTCGTTCTGTATTGAACGATATAATCATTAAAAATTACGCCTGCAGGCTGATCGGCGTCGACAAGATTGAACGAAACCTCATCGGGCTGCACGTCAATCGCAAGACCACCAAGCGTCAGATCGGCAACCATCTTCGCGTGCATGCTTTCAATCACCGGATCAGCAAGCTGGTCTGGCACGTCACCACGCACGATCACACTCACCCTGACGCGCATCCGCCAGTCCAGCGTCGGCAAGCTCGTATTTTGCGTCGGCGTGTCGCTGATCGGCTCAACCACAATTGCCGGTGATTCAGCGCGTTGAACAGCAGTAACGCGACTGCGATAGACGCGACCACTGACCCCTGCCGTGCTTGAAAGAGCGGTAGTAATCGCTGTCAAAATTTGCTCACGCTTGGTCGCCATTGAATCCTCGCTGGGGAAGCTTGCCAAACGGCCCAGGATCCGAGCCGCCGCTCACAATTGATTTTGCTCGATAATAAATGTAACAGTCAGTCTTTCCCGCCACCTCCAAAGCCTGCATCACCTTGATCCAGTTTTTGAAGGTTTCGCGGTCCATAGCCTTATGCCTTGACCTCTATTGCGCTTATTCTTCCGCGCTGAAATTGAATTGTCGTTGTGTCGCCAATATTTGCAACATACAATGCAACCTCATCGTCATCTGCTAGCTCAACCATCCAGAAGCAGAACAGCTTTGCAATCTGTCCCGTAGAGCCGCTAAATGCGCGGCACTCAGACTGGTCAATGCCAACGCCATTTTTGGCCAGCTTGATGCCAAGTGTATGATTATTGCCGGCATAGGCGTCCATGCTCGCCTGCACCATGAACAACTTGGTGGCGCCGCTGTCATTCTTCAAACCAAACGTATCGCTCGTTCCCAGCACCACCTGATAGTCCGTTGCACTGTCAAAAGTCGCAGTCAAGCCAGTGCTTTGATACGTGCCAGCCTGCGCAATCGCAATAGTGCCAGCAGTGGTCTTGCTTGCCTGACCACGCGCCAACACGCCTTCGATGTAATACGACAAACCGCTCCAAGCAGTCGTACCATCGCCAACCTTGTAGCGACGGGTATCAGTTTCGATACCCATCTCACCAGCAAGCAGCACTGGATTAGCCGCCGTCCAAGCCGCAGCAGTGCCGTTACGAAGCTTGAAACGCGTAATCGTGTCGCTCATGGCACACCGCCGTCGAGTACGTTTCCGGCCACATACTCAGTCGCAGGGCCGCCTCCATCAAGAATAACCAAGCTCTCTGTATCAACACCATCCCCATCAAGCACTGCAGGCGACACGTCCGCCAACACAGGCGTCGCACTGCGTTGCAGCATCAGATCGCAAAACTTTCCGTCATCAAGCAATTCAACTGATCGCACCGTGTAAGGCAGGCCATCAACGTTGACTCCCGCCCCGTACTGCAAATCGCCAAACAAGCTCGCAAGGCAAGTGACCTTGTAGTCAGTCGTCAGCACCACACCGTCCGCCACCATCTCGCTTGGCATGTCAAGGATCCCAAGCCCACTCGCTGATCCAGCCGAAATCGGTACACCGAAATCGGCGAGGAATACACTCAAGTCTTCAGTGAATGCCATCAGCAATAGCAGGCCCGATGCCAGGGCAGAGCGGGAACAAATGAATTCTAGCCTGTATTAGTCGGGGACACTAGGAGTGCGGGTTAAGGCACAGGAACTGCGGTTTTATATGGGTGATCAGCAGGGAGGTTTGCAGTGAGTCCCCATTTGTGGGCTAGGTAGCCTTCTAGTTTTTGGCGATTCGTTGTCCTCAGCAGCGTAGAGCTTACAATCACTTCAGCAAATTTAATGGCTGGACTGTAACCAAGTGCGCCAGAAAATCTCACCGCCCCGAAATGAAGATCACTATCAGTAGCGTAACCAGTACTAGATGGGGCGGTGTTGGTAGATGTTGTAATCTGGTTTGCCAGATTTAGTTCTATTTGCAACCCGTTCGCGAATAACAAAGTGCCATTAGTGGAGTTTTTGCTATTTAGTATTTGCGCTGTATTTGCTGCACGTGCATACGAATTACTGCCTAAGCGACCCAAGCCAAAGGATGTAGACTCAAAAAAAGTCACGATAGACTCTCCCGATAGAACTCCGGTTCCACTTACTAGAGCTTGACCTCTGGCACTTGGATAAATTCCACTGCTACTCCCCAGATTGCCGTATCCCCAAAAAAGGGCGCTACTTGTATCAGCCGCTGCTGCAGCAGTTGTTTGCGTCACCATGTAGACATCTAACGCATTGAAGCTACCGATTCCCGTGATGGAAGACGTAAAGCTATCGCCAGTGCCATCAAGTTGGACCGCTGGCTTGTTGGTACTCATACCAGTGGCGCTGTAGGTAGGGTTGCCAGCAGCAGTTGCATTATGGCCATTCCCACTTTTGTCAGTCCAAGTAGTAACAGCACCACCGCTCTCAGTAATCGTGCTTGCATCCGCAGCATCCAGCCACAGCGCCGTATCAATATCAGCCGGTGTCCAGTTGTTCTTCTGAGTCCCCGTAATAATCCAGCTCATCGCAACACCTCCGTTTGATTAGTGGCAGTGACTAATAGGTCGTGGTTTGTGTAGGTCATATTGCGTACCTCACGATGACAATGCCGGAGCCGCCGTTGTATCCGGCAAAAACTGCGCTACGAGAACGGCCACCTCCACCTCCCCCGGTATTCGCCTGTCCGGGTGTTCCATTATTTAGTCCATAACTATCCCCACGACCTCCTCCTCCTAGTCCGCCCAATCCGCCATATGAGAAACCGCCTCCACCACCACCTGCATAGGCGGTAGATGTGCCTGTTATATCAGAAACGGCGCCATCTCCTCCAGCGCCAGCATTTGGATATACACCTATCTGTCCTGGTGTTCCTGTGCCACCGGCTCCACCATTTCTAGCAACGATAGACGAGGTTCCTGAACCACCTGTTCCGCCAGTTGCAGTAATGCTATCAAACGTAGAGTTTTCACCATTACCACCATTAGCGTTAGCTACGCCAATTCCGCCGGATCCAACGTAGATAGATTTTATGCCAGGTATCAGCACTAATGAACCCGTCAGAAACTCACCAGCATCTCCACCATCTCCACTGTTTCCAGATGCGCCAATACCTCTTCCGGCTCCACCTCCAGCAACGACAAGATATTCAAAAGACCCACCTTGCTTGATAGTTAGCTGAGATGATCCAGTAGTGGTAAATACATGCACTCGATAAGGATTGTTTGCAACATCAATGTAAAACACCTGATCGCCACCTTCAGCCCATGTATTTGGCTGATTGCGAAGTGTCACCTTCCCCGGCACATAAATCGGGCTCATGACATCACCTCCGCAGCAATCGTAGTGTTGGAAACTTGTGTGTAGGTCATGGTATAGCTGCTCCGATAGCGGTGATTAGAGCTGACACGCGGGTGTCAAGGGCGGCTAGGTCTAGGGATTCGCCGATGGAATAGAAATTAAGTCTTCCATCTGCATATCCAGCAGTTCCAAAGACTCTAATGTTCTCCGCTGTTGGCGTAACGCTTGTTGTTGAATGAGAAGCATTGCTGCCTCCGTTTCTTGAAATGAAAGTAGCAGAATCTGATCTGTTGGTGCCAAAAAAGCCGAGGGAAAGCGTCCTAGTCGAAGACGAAAGGGTCCTGTTTCTGAAATAAATGTTATCAGGAACTGGGGAAATCGTAAAAGCTGATGTGGTGGCAGCCAGGCTGTCAGTCCCTAGAAAATATCTGTTTACGTCACGTGTATTATTTTCTGTGATGTAAATGGAATAGTGATGACTGTTTTGTGGATATGACGCTTGTGTTTGGTTGCTGTCTAGGTACTTGGAACTGCCGTCTCCTTTTAGCCCTGTAATACGGCTGTAATCCCCGGACACGAAGTTGTAGTTCGTTGGCGCAGTCCCCACAAGCGGAACCAAAGCTCCAGCAAGCGTGCGAGCACCTGCAAGGATACAACTTGCCTTAATCGCATCCCAGATGCCATCATTCTTGCAGCCAAGGACAAAATCATTGATCGCCTTGGCTACACCAAATTCCAGCTCCTGGCCATCGGCTGCCTCCACAGCAGCGACATACGACACTGCTTCAGGTTCGGTCAGTCCGTTCCAACCAGGCACCCATCGCAGCGTCATACATCACCTCCATCGGGCTCAGTAGTGT